GTCCGGGTGCTCCTCGGGGAGCGGCGCGGCCCCGCAGGCCCGCGAGGCCGCGCCGCTCCCCGAGGAGCACCCGGACCCCGCCCGCACGACTGGCGCGCCGGCCACCGACGGCCACCCGCCGGCCCCGAGCACCACCGACGCGCCGCCCTCCGATGGGCACCCGTCGCCGCCATCGACGAGCCAGGGTCTCCGCTCGGAGATCTCCGAGCGGCTCGCGTTCATGCGGACGCACCTGGCGTCCATCGAAGACAAGGACATCTGAGCATGGAGCTCTCGCACCCCCAGGCGAAGATCCGCCTGGCAGACATCACCGCCGAGCTCGAGCGGCTCGGTAACAAGGACACCCTCACGCAGGAGGACGAGCAGCTCTTCGACGAGCTGACCCGCGAGTTCGGCGAGGTCGACGCGCACCGCCGGAAGCTGGAGCGCACCGCGGCGCTGGAGCGTGTCCGCTCGGCCGGCTCCTCCGCGGGCCGTCCGCCGGCGGCCACCTCGATCGCGTCGGTGCCCGGCACGTCGATCGGGTCCGGCTACGACGCCGACCCGATCCTCAACCCCGACAGCGTGGAGGACCGCCGGTTCCGCAACCCGTGGGACCTGTCCGAGGTCCGTACGTTCGGCCGGTCCAAGGGCGAGGTCGGGCAGGAGCTGCGCGCCCGGGCGCTGTCGGCCGTGGAGAAGATGGCCGGCGCCAACGACGCCGTGCGCGCCGCCGGTACGGCCATCCTCGAGCGGTGGGACGACGCGGACTCCCGCATCGCCAAGCTGTGCCTGGCCACCTCGAGCCCGGAGTACCTGCGGGCGTGGGCGAAGGTCGCCTCCGGCCGCGGGCACATGATCGCCCCCGAGGAGCAGAAGGCCCTCGAGCGGGCCATGTCGCTGACCGACACCGCCGGCGGCTACCTGGTTCCGTTCCAGCTGGACCCGACCGTGATCATCACGGCGAACGGTTCGCGGAACCAGATCCGTGAGGCCGCCCGCACGGTGGTCGCCACCGGCGACGTGTGGAACGGCGTCTCCTCCGGGGCGGTCGCCTGGTCGTGGGACGCCGAGGCCGCCGAGGTCTCCGACGACGCGCCGTCGTTCGCGCAGCCGTCCATCCCCGTGTACAAGGCGCAGGGCTTCGTGCCGATCAGCGTCGAGGCGCTGGAGGACGAGGCGAACGTCACCCAGGAGGTGGCGAGGCTGCTGTCCTTCGGGCGGGACGTCCTCGAGGCCTCCGCGTTCGTGGCGGGCACCGGCGTGGGCCAGCCCACCGGCATCGTCACCGCCCTGGCCGGTACCTCCTCGGTGGTGACGCCGACGACCGCGGAGACCTTCGCGGCCGCCGACGTCTACAAGCTGGACGGCGCGCTGCCGGCCCGCTACCGCACGGGCGCGTCCTGGCTGGCCAACCGCGGCATCTACAACCTGGTCCGCCAGTTCGACACCAACGGCGGCGCGCAGATGTGGGAGCGGATCGGCGCGGACGTGCCGCCGCAGCTCCTCGGACGCCCGGCGCTCGAGGCGGAGGACATGGACGCCGCCTTCGACCCGGCGGCCACCGGTGACAACCACCTGGTGGTGTACGGCGACTTCAGCAACTACGTGATCGCCGACCGGGTCGGCATGACCGTGGAGTTCATCCCGCACCTGGTGGGCGCCAACCGCCGGCCGACCGGTCAGCGCGGCTGGTGGGCCTACTACCGGGTCGGTGCCGACAGCGTGAACGACGCGGCGTTCCGCATGCTCAACGTCGCCACCGCCGTCTGATCGCAACCCGCTTGACGGGCCCTGACCGCAACCGCGGGCCAGGGCCCGTCCCGTACCCCCGTACACACCCGTTCAGGGAGGTTCCGCCATGGCGGACAGCAAGACCGAGAAGCCGGCCACCCAGACCCAGACCGGCTCGTCGAGCACGCCGAGCACGGGCGGCAGCTCCAGCAGCTCGCGCGCCAAGGACCAGGCCGAGACGTCCACCCAGGCGCTGGCCGTCGACGCCGAGCGCCCGGGCATCGACCCGCGGCTGGACAACCGCACCGGCGACCAGCGGCCCAAGCTCGAGGAGTTCCCCGCCAAGCCGCAGCAGATCGACGGCCCCGAGCTGGGCGAGGAGAAGGCCGTCGCTGCGCGTGCCGACCGCGACCGCGAGGACGTCGGCCAGCGCAAGGGCGCCAAGTCGCCCGGCCCGCACGGCCTCGGCGACACCGCCGACCAGGTCTGAGAGGCAGCACCGTGGCGATCAAGCGAGCCACCCAGCCGTTCACGGCCTACATCGACGGCATGCCCCGCGTGGTGCGGGCCGGGGACCTGGTTGAGGACACCGACCCCGTCATGCAGGGCAGGGCGCACCTCTTCGAGACCGTTGAGGAGCACGTCGCCCAGCGCCAGCCCCAGCAGCCGCAGGTGGAGACGGCGACGGCCGAACCCGGCGAGCAGCGGAACCTGACCCCGCCGGCGTCCGGCCGCAGCAAGCCGCCCTCCGCACGGGGCGGCGGCCGCCGTGGCGGAAGCAAGTAGAAAGGGGTGAGCGGTGCCGTTCGATCTGGGCGCCACGGTGCGCCTGACCGCGGAGTGCCGTGACCCGGGCGGCACCCTCACCACGGCGGCCACGGCCACCGTGACGGTCACCCTGCCGGACGGGACGGCCGTCACCCCGGCCACCGCCGAGACCGGCACAGCCGGGGTCTACCAGGCCGACCACGTGGCCACGGTCCCGGGCCGGCACACGGTGCGCTGGGTGTGGACGTCGCCGGCGGCCGCGTACACCGACGTGTTCGACGTCCAGGAGGCGGCGCCCCCGGCGATCCTGTCGCTGGCCGACGCCCGCGAGCACCTGAACCTGAAGGGCACGAAGGACGACGACGAGCTGCGGTTCTGGAACAACGCCACGACCCGCGCGGTGGAGCACTTCACCGGCCCGATCGTGCCCCGCACGATCACCGAGGACCACCGCTTCACCGTGGCGCGGGAGCTCGTCCTGCTGCACACCCCAGTCCTCGAGGTCATTACCGCCGCGCCCGTGCGGTCCGGCGGCACCGCGCCCGACGTCGACGGCCTGGTCCTCGACAGCGGCGCGGGCCTGATCATCCGCGCGGACGGCGGGCGGCTGTACGGGCCGCTGCGCATCACCTACCGGGCCGGGCGGACGGTCATCGCGGAGAACATCACCGCCGGGGCCCGCATCATCCTCGAGCATCTGTGGCGCACTCAGCGGGCGGGCCGCCGCGGCGGCATGGCCGGAGGCGGCGAGGACTACGCGGTCACCGAGCCGATCCCCGGCATCGGCTACGCCGTGCCCAACAGGGCGCTGCAGCTGCTGGAGCCAGACCGACTTCCCCCGGGGGTGGCATAGATGGGATCGCGAGTACCCGAGGTCATCGACCGCCTGGTCGCGCTCGGCGAGGCCGACATCGCGCTGAAGGACGTGCGGGTGGCGGACGGCCCGGAGGTGACCGAGGACGCCGCCGAAGACTGGCTGATCGTCGGATTTGACGGCGACCCCGCCGGCGACATGCAGGCGGCGCAGACCCTCGGCGGCTGGGCCGGGCTCGGCCGCCGGCGGGAGGAGCAGTGGCAGATCACCGTGGCGGCGATCGCGTCCCGGGGCGACACCGACGTCCGGGCCGCGCGCATGCGGGCGTACGAGATCGGCGCGCGGGTGGAGGACTGGCTGCAGGCCGACCCGACGCTCGGGCTGCTCGAGGTGGAGGCCGCCATCGAGGCGAGCCAGCTGACCCAGGACCAGAACGCCGACGGCGTCCAGGCGCTGCTGCTGCTGACAGTGGCCGGCCGCGGATTCACGTAGAGAGGAGCGCACGGTGAGCGTGCAGATGCGGCACGACAGTGTCGAGCAGGAGATCGAGGTCGCCGAGATCTCGATCAGGCACTACGAGCGGTCGGGGTGGAAGGTCGTGGACGACCAGGCCGTCCCGGTCATGGAGACGGCCGCGGCGACGGACCAGTCCGTCCTGGGCGAGGAGACGGCCGCGGCGAAGGGCCGCCGCCGGCGCAGCGAGGGAGAGAACTGACATGGCGACTCCGATCAACCCGTCGACGCGGTACTACCGGCGCGGCACCACGCGCGTGCTGTGGGTGCCGACGATCGCTAACAAGAACTCCCCGACGCGGGCGGAGCTGGACGCGGGCACGGCGCTGGAGGGCGAGACCGGCGCGATGTCCGGATGGCAGACCTCTTCGGCCACCGTGCCGACAGCCGCCCTCGGCTCGCGGTTCACGCCGACGGTGCCGGGTGAGATCACCGCCGCCGACAGCTCGCTGACGTTCTGGGCGTCGAAGGACGGCGACGACGTGAGGTCGCTCCTGGTGCGCGAGGAGCGCGGGTTCGTGGTGTGGATGGACGAGGGCGACGTGCCGACCCAGACGATGGACGTCTTCCCGGTGCAGGTCACCAGCCAGGCCAAGGTGCGGGAGATGGACAGCGCGGCCCAGATCATGGCCCAGTTCTCCATCACCAGCGAGCCCGCCGAGAACGTCACCATCCCGGCCGCGGCAACCCCCTGACGGCCATGCCCAGTTCAGTACAGATCCTGGGCACCGGCCAACTGGTGGACCTCTCCCGGCGGATGCGGAGAGCAGGCGGCCCCCGGCTGCGGCAGAACTTCAGCCGAAGAGTCAGGCGGGCCGCCTGCTCTCCGCAT